TTTACAATACTAAAACAAACAACATTACTAACAATTAAAAGACAAGAACGATGAAGACGAATAAAGAAAATCAGAAAAAAGTATTCATTAAAAACATAGTAAATGCAGCCGTTAATTTCGGATTAGACAGCATTCAATGCCAAGTAGCAATGAGCATTCCTCAAAGAACCTACAGCTTCAATGAGCTAAACGGTTTCATCGGAGAAATGACAATCGCATTAAGGAATGCAGGTGTTAAGTTACCGAGCGATAATCTCTAATTATAAAAGCAATGAAACATTCAGAAGAACAAATAAAAGAAATAATGTTAGCCTTATACGAACAACTTGGCAGACATAGATTTGTAGTTATGACAGGATCAAAATTTACCGGTTACATGGAGAATGAATCTGGTGACCTAGAGCAGGTTATTAAATTGAGCAAAAATAAATCTGGCGCAGATAAATTAATTATTACTTATGAAGAAGGTAAGGATACTTATTCTATGAGATTCATCAAATCCCCGAAATTAAACAAAAAGACTTTTTCTTTTTCCGAGGCCAAAGAGGTCTTCTTTTTGAGTGATATTTATGCTGAACAGTTGCAAGAAGTGTTTACACAAGTGACAGGCTTATATACTCATCTTTAAACATAAAATCGATGAAAGCAAACAATCCTAACTACAAATTCGAAATAGCATAAAATACATAAGAGCAATGAAAAAGAAAGCAGTAGAATACAGCATAACAGCAAAAAAACAAGATTTTGAAGTTGTCAAAGTTTATTCTTCTATAGACTCTGCTAATTTCGCAAGAAAGTTCTATCATGAAGATATTCTTATTTACGAAAGTGCATTCATTATATTGATGAACAAAGCCTGCAATATAACCGGGTATGCTAAAATCTCTCAAGGAGGAATATGCAGCGCATTAGCTGACAAAAGATTGATTGCCAAATATGCTATTGATACCCTCTCTACTAATGTCATATTCGTTCATAATCACCCAAGCGGTAACAAAAACCCTAGTAATGAGGATATAAAAATGACTCACTCCCTTAAAAATCTATTAGATATATTTGATATAAAATTATTAGACAGTATTATTCTAACTGAAAATGATTATCTTTCAATGAGTGATGAATGCCTTATATAGTATCTAATCTGCAACCTCACACGCAATTTTCAGATTCACTGACGAAGCAATCTTTGCCATTCTCAATAGAATAACTTGATAATAACGCAAATTCACTTCCACTTGCCTTTGGTTACTTGATGATAAATCACTCATTCCCAGCCATCTTGTTTTTGTCTTGCTTTGTCTTATTCTTTATTAACCTCTTTTCTTAAAAAAAAATAAAACTCGATCAATATTTTATTGAAAAGTGTATGAAATTCATATACTTTACTGTATATTTGCAAAAAGCGTATGAAGATGTACGCCACCCGACTTGTCGTAAACACCTGTTTGTCCGTTTAGGCGGAGGCACATCTGAAAGAAGATGCGAATAGTCTGCTGGCTACATTGCTACGCAGACTATTTTTTTGTTTAAACCTAAATGAAATGAACAGACAACAGCAAGTTTTCGTAAGGTTGAAACTTAAAGCGAAGGCGTTAGGGTTCAACGCAAAGGAATTGAAGGGTATCGCCGCCAAGATTGCCGATAACCTGAAATCCGCAGAAGATGCCTCAGAGGATGTAAACGCAGAAATCGACGAGCAGATAGAAGCGGTTCTCCCTTACCTCACTTTCGGCCAGTCGCAAGCCAACCGTTTGCTTGACGAATGGAAGAAAAAACACCCCGAATCAGAAGAAGAAGATGATGATGACGACGTTGACGATGACACGTCAAAAGGCGGCTCTCGTCAAGCTGGTTCAAACAAGCAAAATCCTAAAAACAAAGGAAATGAACAAGGCGAAGAACCCGCATGGTTTAAGTCTTTCAGAGAACAACAGGAAGCCCGTTTTGCCGCATTGGAAGGTGAAAAAGTTTCTAACTTGCGTAAGGCCAAACTTGAAGCCCTGCTGAAAGACACTGGAACATTCGGTTCACGTACCTTGAAAAGCTTCTCTAAGATGAGCTTTGAAAGTGACGACGATTTCGAGGAGTTCTATTCAGATGTTGAGGAAGACCTGAAGAATTACAATCAAGAGCGTGCAGATGCAGGTTTGGCAACATTGGCAACCCCTCCTGCTGCCGGAAGTAAAGGTTCGGGTAAACAAGACGAAGTATTAACCGACAAAGAAGTTGAAGATTTAGTCAACACTTTCTAAGTCAAAAAAGAAATTGTAACAATGGGTGCAACAGCAAATTTATCAAGCGAAATGGAAGTTCTCAATGCCGGAATGGATTCTGTCGTAATCCGGCATTATGTAGCTGGCATTATCGGAGGTCGTACTCTTGACGTATCAAATTATAACCTTCCGGTTATTAAAGCCGGGCACGTTGTTATTCGTGATCCGTCAACAGACACGTACAAACCTATGCCCGTAAAATCATCTGGTGATGGATACGACTCACTTCCCAGTTCTCATGAATATGTAGGAGTAGTTGTATGTACAAAACCAACTAGTGAACCATTGGTTGGTATTATGTATAGTGGCGAAGTCAATGATTTGGCGAGTCCATACCCCATAGACGACATAAAAGCGGCTATGAAAACGGCATTGCCAACTCTTGTATTCTTACACGATTAATGTAGAAAGGAGGTAAAAAATGAAAGAATCACTATTTATTGAATACATCAGAAAGATTTTCCCGAAACTTCAAACCATCATCGAGAGAATCAATGGTAAGCGAGGCAATCAGCTTACATATCTTCACAAGACAATGCTTCGCAAAGAATATTCCGCAGACCAAAAGTGGGAAAGTGCATCAGTTAACACAACTTATGTTGCGGCCGACATGGTAGCAATGGACTCACCTCTCCCTCCTAAGATGAGAGACTCCATTGCTCACGCAAATGGTACATTGCCAAAGGTCGGAATGAAAAAAATTCTTCGTGAGACTCAGATCAACACAATCAACATCATGAAAGCTCAAGGAGCTGCGTTCACTAATATAGCTAACAAGCTAACCAACGATGCGGTAGCTTGCTCTGTTGGTATCGATGAAAAGAACGAAGCAAACTTTTTAACTGCTTTATCTGATGGAGTTGTAATCGTTGAAGATGAAAACAATACAGGAACTGGATTGCGCATAAATTTCAACTATTTACCGCAAAATAGCTTTGGTGTAGAAACAGCTGGGACTATTTCCTCTGATGACATAAAGCGTGTTATTGCAAAAGCTGACGCAGATGGAAACTCCATTACAACGATAGCAATCTCGTTATCGACTTACAATAAAATGAGACAAGAACAATGGGCAAAAGAATTGGTTGCCAACTATCGAGGTCAGACATTCGACAGCAACACTAAGTTACCTGTTCCTACTGCTACATTGTTTGACGAAGCATTTGCCGATGACAACAACGGAATTACATTCTTAAAGATTGACCGTACAGTCATTTCTGAGAAAAATGGTAAACGCATTCCGTACAAACCGTGGAATGCGAACAAACTAATATTCCTTACTACACAAGAAGTTGGCGCATTGGTTTGGGGCACACTTGCAGAAGTTACTAATCCCGTAGCAGGAGTAATTTATTCCACGGTAGATGAATACAAACTTATCAGCAAGTATTCTAAAAATGATCCTTTGCAGGAATTTACAAGTGGTCAAGCATTAGTTCTCCCTGTTATTGAAAACGTAGACCAAATCTACTCTCTTGACATCTCAGAGGCTCAAACGATTGACACTACCGAAGAGGGAAAAGATTCTACCGATAAGAACATCACCATTTGGGGACAAGCTTACATAAAAGCAAACTTCGTCGCAGAGTTCAATAAAATAACCGGTAAAAACTTATCGACTACTATTTCAGACGATAAGTTAATTGCTGCTGTAAACAAATTGAATGATGCCGATGAAGCTAAGCTCAAAAAAGCTGTTGAATCATATAAAACAACAAATGGAGATAGTTAAGCCATGAAGACAATTCAGCAAGCTCTTATAGACGAAATACATTACCCTATTTCAGAAGGTTTTGTAGAGAATGTGATGATAAAACGCAAACTCAATCCAGTTAGTGATTGCGATTCAGATACAATGAGCTCAAAGGAGTATATGGGAGCTTTGGCTGATTGTCTTTGGTCTTTAGTTCAGGCTATCAATTTTTCTGAAGCAGACAAGTCTTTCGGTTCTTTATCAGATAAAGACAAAGAACGTATTCTGTTACGTGTTAACTCAATCTATAATGCCATTGGTGAACCTTCGGTAGAGTTGGAGGCAAAGCCAATGGTATATATAGGTGACTGCCTTTTGTAATATGTCAGTAATAAGACTATATCCACACAGGTTGCAGTACCTCGTATCAAAAGATGGTTACGAGGATAGCAACGGTGATTATCATGAAGGAGAAACTAACTGGGAAGGCTGTATTGAATGCGACGCAGTTCCTGCTGGTAAAGCCTCTGAAAAAGAGTTTGACGACGGTATTGTAAGAAGCTATTCATATACAGTTTATCTACGTGCAAATTGTCGAACATTCATGATAGGTGACAGGATTAAGATACATCTGCTTGAAGGAATTGAAAGGGAGTTTAGTGTGAAAGGTTTCCATCGCTACCAGAAACAATGTAAACTATGGGTATAAGAATGACCACCAAGCTAAGCGAAGTGCATGACATGCTCATGAGAGAAGCAGAGCGTGTCGAGCGTCTTACTATTCGTGCTTTATCCAAACTTGGCGAACAATGCGTTACAAAAATTCGTGATAGAGCAGGTGATAAAAGTTGGTACGACCAAACAGGCAACTTGCGTAGTTCGGTTGGATATGTGATTGCTCATAATAAGAACATCATTCAATACTCAACTTTCAACCAAGTGAAGCAAGGTTCAGAAGGTGTAAAAACAGGTAAAGACTTAGCGAAAGAACTTGCTAAAAGATATTCCAATAACTATGTACTTATCGTAGTCGCCGGAATGAACTATGCTGAATTTGTAGAAGCGATGGATAATAAAGACGTACTTGCATCAACCGAACTTTGGGCAAGAGAACAAGTTCCATTGATGCTTGAAAAACTTAAAAGACAGATTGCGAAATAATGAAATCCGATATTGAAATAGCTAAGTTCGTTTATCACAAAATTAAAGGTACAGAACTCGAACGTAATGTCTCCGGTAAATTG